TCGAAGCAGTTGAACGCATAGCGCTCGGTTGCCTTGAACGTGAGTGCATCCTCGACGAACTTAACCTGGTCGGAAACTTCGACCGTGACACCACGACGATCGCCGAACGCGACACCCTTGGAGAGGTCTCCGAGGACTGCGAGCGTCTTGGATACGCCGGTTGCACTTGGCATGTTCTGAACGAACGAGATCGGAATACCGAACAGTGTTGGTTCAGGACCGTATGCATTCTGGATGTCCATGATGCTGTTTCCGGAGAGTGCAATCAACTTGTCTGCGACGCCGTTGTAGAACACCTGCTTGTGCATGTACCAGCGTGGGTTCGTGGCGTATGGCTGGAGTTTGCCGACCATGGACTGGAAGTTCGCGAGCGTGAAGCTCGAGAGGTTTGTCTGTGAGCCGGATGGTCCAACAACCATGGAGGCAATGCTCGAGAAGGTTCCGGAGAGAGCCTTGATGCGAGGCATGATTCCGGTGATGGAACCATACGTGGATGTACCGTCGCCCTGGAATGCAGCTGCATCTTCAGCGAGTGCGAGACCGTATGCGAAGTCCTGTGCCAAAGTAGCACCGAAGTCGATGACGGTATCCTCGTTCAGTTCCTTGGACACGATGGTCAGGATGGCGAGTTTCTTGGCTGCGAGTGCGACCTGCGTGAATGCGATGTCGGATGCAGTGATTGCAGTGGCTTCACCAGGATAATAAGTCGTGGTCGAAGTCGATGCATTCGGGACATTGAGGACATCGGATGTCATCGGATAGATGCGGCTGAAGCGACGTGCTACACCGTACTCGTTGCGGAGCCAGATCAGGCTGGACGAAACGATTTCAGGAACAGTGAATCCACCCTGTCCGTTGTCGCCTTCGGTCTGTGCCTTGACGCCATTCTCAGCGCACCATCGTGCAGCCTTAGCATTTCCAAGGACTTCGCCACGGACCCACTGGCCGAAGGCGTATGCCTTGAAGTTTGCCTCTTCACGAGTACCAGGGAATGGGTTACGGGTTACACCGCCGGACTTCCATGGCTCAGACTTAGGCGCTTCTGCTGCGACTGGAGCAGGAACATTGCCGAACTCCTTGAGCATCTCGATGCGCTCAGAGAGGGACTTTGCATTTGCATGGAGGCGAGTGGCTTCGGCCATATCTCCACCGTTGATGAGGACTTCCTTAGCGGCAGCGATTGTAGACTGGCGCTGTCCTTCGAGTTGTTCGATTGTCATTGACTTAACTCCAAGATCATGAGCTCACGAAGGAGAGCGGACTTCGCTTCCTCGATATCGCTCGAGTATTCGACGATGGTTTCTTCCGTCTCGACCGCTTGCTCTCCAAGCTCAGCCCAGATGGTTTTTGCGAATCTTGTCGACTCGCTACGTGAGAGACGGACTGCATCCCGCAGGCGTCGCTCCACTTCACGGATGGACGTAGGACGCTCGAGCATAGCCTTCAGGCTTTGCGCTTCAGCGACCGGGTCCTTCACTTTGCTGTTCAGTTCCTTCGCACGGTTGGCGAATGCATCGATGATGGCATCCACATGTCCACTGCCGAGTCCACTGTCATATGCAGCTGTAACACCAGCACACAGACGCTCGTAGAGCGCCTCGAGTCCTTCGTGGACCAGCTCCTTGTCAAGGTCGCCATAGACAGACTCGACGAATGTCGAAACGTCTTCTCCTGGCGCGACAGGGATAATCATCTCTTCTTCTTCCATGCCTTCTCCATCCATCTCGCCATACATGTCCTTCAGCGACTTGACCATGTTCATCGGTTCCGCCGGCGTCGGCGTGAGCGATGCCTCACCGATTGGCCAGCGTGTGATTTCATATCGGCCATCAGCAGACTTCTTGCGCTCGACCATGTGACCAGTGGCTCCGGAGGAATATCCGAGTTTGCCAGACTTTGCGAGGTCGGCGATCATCTTCTGATATTCATCAGCCATCTCGACCTGTGCTTCGTACCAGAGACCCTTGTCATCCATGGTGATGTAGCCGGTACCGATGCGAGACTTCCCGATTGTTCGGTCCTGTCCGTGATGATAGTAGAGGTTCATCGGGACACGATCGCCGGACTTCATCGGTCGACCGAAGTCGGTCTCCTTCGTGAAGTAGTCGCCCTCGAGGTCCTGACCGCCGAAGCGTACCAGGTAACCACGCACACGACCGGAATCGTCTGCTTTGATTGCACTCCCGAAGTTCACCAGTGTCTGCATCATAAATCCCTCAGTGGCACAACGACTGCCTGTGGACCCCATAGGTCGTTTGGAACAACCTTCCCGAAGTCCGACAGACTGGTGCCTGTTTCCCACATCCTATACCGTGACGGTCCGAGCACCTGTCGACGTTGCGCTTCTGTCAACATCATAAACTGCTCATCCCTCGTCGGAAGTTCCGGCGCTTCGTCGAACGCATCCGGGTCGAGCCCAGCGAGTTCAGCATACGTCGGAGTGATTGGGACTATCGTACACCTACAGTTTGGATGCGATGGAACGATTGTTGCAACAGGGTTCGGTTGTCCATGCAATGCCCAGCATACGGGACACACGTTAACATCACCAGCAGACACGCGAGACCAGCCACGCACGATGGACAGATTCGCTTCGAATGTCTGTCGCTGTGCTTCGCGGTTGGCTCGAATCATCTCTGTTCGTGCGATGGTTGCAGCTCGTGATGGTGCCAGCGTCTCATACGTCCGCGCCATACGACGAGCGACCTGTAGCGGATTCATTCCCTGGGCGACACCGATGGTGACATGGTCGCGTGCAAATGGTCCGATGGCTTCGTAGAGTGCCGCCAGCGGTGAACCATCAGCCGCGAAGCCGACCACATTCGTGATGGCTTCGACTGGTAGTCGGTTCCAGTTGAGATCGATGGCCATTGACACGGAATCAGGGATACCAGCGACAGCACGCACGAGGTCCTCCTGCATGTCGAGCGAGAGCTGGATTGCGCTTCGCTGTCCGTTGCTGGCGATGTCGGTCGCTCGAGGAGCGAACTCCGTGACCTGTCTGGCCATCTGCTCGTTCAATGCCGCGAGTCGCACCTGGTAGTCATTCAGCGCCGTGACATCTTCGCCTGCTGCCTGTGCTTCCTCAATTGCCTGAGTTATCTCCTCGAGGCGCTGGAGGTTGTCTGCTTGCAGGACGCCATACGTCCTCCGCATCTCAGCGAGCGCGGAATCTTCGCGAGCACGAAGCCGGTTCCGGTACCGCTCATTGACTTGATAGATGTCAGGCATCGGCGTCTGTCAGCTCGTAACCATAGTACGGATGATAGGACTTCCCGTTTTCCTTCGGCGCCATGCGCTTCAGAATCTCTTTGCGTGCAGCTGTGGCCCAGCGATATCCAGCATCACCACCCCATGCAGCCCATGCTACGCGACCAGCGGACGGATAACCTTCCTCACCTGGTCGGAATCCTTCCGCTTCCTTGTCTACTTCATGACGTCGGAAAAAGGAGTACATCCGAAGGACAGTCGACTCACTGAGTTTCTCGCCATTGATGATCTGGTTCGCCCTCGCCCATGCCACGGCTGTTCCACCATCACGACCAGCATCACGCCATTCGATGGCGCGTTGCGCTTCTTCCTTCATCTCTTTGGACGGGAAGAACTTCAGCCCGGGTTCGTCTGGAGTCTGCTCGATGGCGTACGCCTTCGCTGGAGGCTGAACTGGAATGAGAAGTTCCTGTCCGCCGATCTGCACAGGGACAGCCGTCGGATGGTAATAACCTTCGTCGTCATCCGATGGTGTCACACCAGCGACACGCTTCGCTGTTGCGAGGTCCACGATTCCCGCTTTGTACAATCGCTCAGCACGCTCAGCGTCTTCGTTCAAGTCAGCCTGGAGCGCCGGCACATTCGACACATCAAACTCGAGGTAGTCGCCAGGCTGTGTTTCTTCGTAGTCTGGAAGGAGCGCGATGGTCAACGCTTCGGCCATCTGACGCATCAGCGGAATCATTCCGTCGGTCCATGCCGAACGTGTGGCCTGCTCAAGGTTGCTGTATGTGGCTCTCTCGAGACCGCTACCGAGTTGAAGGACCAGAGGATTGAGACCGATGGCAGCACAGACACGCTCCTCCGGTTTGCGACGAATCTCGTCGAACGCCATCTCGGATGGTTTGTGGCTGACCTTCTCGACCTTGAATGGACCAGTCATCACCAAGACAGAACCAGCATTGTCGCCGGTGAAG